CCAGTTACCTTGTTTAGAAGTATATTTTTGATTAGCTTCAACATCAGCTAAGGCAACCTTAGACCAGCAACCTTTTCCAAAGATTTCTGTGATGTATTTCTGGGCTGTCGTAGAGATTGTTTTTGTATGAAATTCGCAGTATCCTTGAATATGAGGGGTTCCTTCGTCACCAACTTCTTCTCCGTAGCATATGTAATTAAGTTTTTCCGGTAGTTCGGTGATGGTTTTAGTGTAGTTATTAACTGTGAAGACATGACGACGAACTTGGTAAGTCATTATAGTAAGCAAGTATATATATAGATAGATAATTTTTTTTAAAATAAATAATTAATTAAGACTGACCTATATCTTTAGGTTTAGAAAAGACAGCTATATAATCGATAGTAATTATAAATCGAGTAGAAGGCAAATCGTCGCCTAAGGCTCCTCCAAAATAGCATTGAGCATACATAGTATTAGTTGGAGATGTACCTACATCAGAAGTATATTGAGATTCTCCAATTAAAGACTTGATCTTAAAGTATTTTTTAGGATTAAAATTAAGAGTAACTTGTGAATTAACTGTATTAGATGTAACATATCTATAAACATTTTTTAAGGATTTATTCCTAGGTCTCTCAATTAACTCTTCTATTGTAGAAGTGAAAAAGTTAGTATCATCATCTATTAACATACCATATAATCCACAAGTAGAACCTGCACCAGCAGCTGGGTTCCCCAACCATTTCATAGTAATACGAGCATTAACAACATTATATAAATTATACAAAGCAGCATATTGGTCAAACCCATAAGGTTGATGACCTGAACCAGTTTGCCATGGGTCATATAAAGACATAAGATTAAATGTATTTTTAGCGGCGATTGTTGCTGATGGATTAAGATCAATATATTGAACATATCTTAATTTGGCAAGTGCTGTAGAAGGAAATGGATCACGAGGAATCATAGATCGCTTCTTAAAATACTTACGTTTGGCAACAAACTTACGCGGTTTAGCGCGTTTAACCCACTTTTTAGTAAAACCTTTGGCGGCAACCATTTTATATACTGACGTATATACATAACAAAATAAAATAAATAATTAAATAAATAATTAGCAATTTAGCAACAAGTAGCGAAAGGTAATAACAACTTTCGCTTATCCTTGGGTATGAATTAAGTCATCTTGGGGGAAACGCAACCCTCCCGAAGTGCTGGGAGCGCGTAACATAGTATAATCCCACATCAATACATTTATAATATTTATACAATAATCTAAAATTACGCTGTTGCCTTAAGTATTCCCCCATCTTTAGAGACAAAAAAAATATCTCGCGCAATCTTTAATTATCATTAAATATTATAAATATATCAATGTAGTATTATACTACATTACGCGCTCCCATCCCTTCTTTATGAGGGTTGATTTTTTATTGGTATGTTTCAGGGCATATGTATTATTTCTGTAAATCGACGTAAGTAAGCAATATCATTATTAAATAATTGTTCTGGTGTATAATTAGATGTAAATATAATAGTCTTAGGTCTCCAAATAACCCAAGACCCTTTAATTGGAACCTTATAATCATATCGATCAGTAAGCTTCAAAAATACGTGCCTTTTAAATTGATTTGGCTCCAAATCATCTATTAATACGCATTCTGAAATTCCACTAAAGAATTTTCCATCATACTCTATTAATTCACATAAGTATTCTTCGTAAGCTCTGCGAGTCTTACCGGTCCCTGAAGGTCCCCATAATAGTATAACTTGAGGAGGTTCAGTTCGTTTAGGACTCCTATTTTTGTATTGATAATAAGCATTAGGATATTTAAATTGTATATGAGGATATAACTCATATAGATCTTCGTATTCAGCACCTTCATCAATTGCATCCTTGAAGTTCTGCCAATCATTACGTTTTCCCTGTTTCATCGGTTCCCCGAATTGAATCCAGTTACCTTGTTTAGAAGTATATTTTTGATTAGCTTCAACATCAGCTAAGGCAACCTTAGACCAGCAACCTTTTCCAAAGATTTCTGTGATGTATTTCTGGGCTGTCGTAGAGATTGTT